GCAAATTCTGGAAAAATACTCGCAGCAGTAATCGAAACATCTGCAGCCATCTCAGCAGCGATTGAAGGAGTGAAGTCACTCTTCTTTTCTTTAACGAAATCATTAGATAACAAAGTAGTAACTCCTTGAAATTCAGGATCAACCAAAGAAACATACATGCAAACATTAACAGTAGGTTCAACAGCAGTACCGGAAGCAATAGGATTATAAACAATCTGGTCAACATTATAAGAACCATGATTGTAAACACTGGCAAAAGTAAACCATCCATTAGGAGTACAAACAGGAAGCTGAATCTCATAAGTTCTCGAACCAGAGGGATCAACGGTTATATGTGGAACAATTTTACTATTCACCATACTCAAAGGAACAACCTGAGAATATGGCTGCCCAAATATAGGAGTCTTGATGTAAGGAGTAAACGCGTAAACAAGTTGTCCAAATGCATAAGGTGCACCTTGAACTACAATCCTCACTCTCAACTTACCTTTAAAAAAGTAAAGAGTTGAAAATTTTCCAGCCAATCCAGAAGGCAAAGCAGAATAGAAAAAATTCAAGAGATCTCTCGTAATATTTGAAGTTGTAGTCGAAGCCGACCACGCCAAATGATTCACCTTAACAGGATGAGTCAGCCATCTAGCAAAATCTGAAACATCAGGTTGACTTTGCTTAGTAATGTCTCTAGGAACAGAGACAACAAGTTCTTGGTCTTGAACGACTTGCGCGTTATCACCAACGGAATTAATCGGTTGGGTAGTAGTTGAGTTAGTATTAAATTCAGCGACAGTTTTATAATCAAATGGAATTCTGTCAAACTCCATTGATATTAGGTGTTCTATTATAATCAGGGCCCTGAGATTCTGTTGAACAAACAGAAAACAGCATACATAAATTACATAACCATCCGGCTTGAGGACATTAAGATTCCGAACTCGATAAGTTTTAAGACATTCAAGGTCTCGCAGAAGTCAGCAATCGAAAGATCTAAAAGATCCATCAACAAACTCCTTCTCTAAAATATCATAATCTAGAATTTTAAGAGCATGAACCATATTACATTGAGAAAAAATCTTAATTAATATGTTCTGTACTCTTACAAAAACTTCACGACCATGAAGAAAACACTCACGCTGAGCATTTTCACTAACAGCCAACAACCTCTGAAGAGGAGTCGTCCCAATATCTTTTTGTTGAAACATTAAAGCTTTAATAATCGAATCAAATTCTAAAGGAGCTTTCCACAAGCCCAATTTTCCATCAAAAACAAACTTACGTTTAACAAAAGAGATATCTGAAAGCTTCAGTAAAGGAACCAACTCAGAATTCTTCGACGCAGGAGTAACAGTATAACCCCAACTACGATAAAGAGGAGAAATAGTCAACATATTGAATCTCTCTTTAATACTTTTGGAGATTCCACTTGCATTATCGTCGCCAACAGTAGCCATATGAACATACTTCTTAAAAGAACCTCTCAGTTCCGGACAAAGTTTGTTAAAAGCCATGCGAGCAAGAATAGAATTAACCAATGAATTAACTATAAGAGTAACAACGGCTCCACTAATCAGACCAATCTTCTTAATGATATAATCTTTAAAGAAATCTAAAAGATTAACCCTCAAAGAAACAACTGAACAAAAGACTATGTGAGCCTCTTCTTCGGTATAACCAACCATCAAAGAAAACTGCCTGAAAAAGTAGGCACTCCAAGTCAATCCATCTAAGTGAGAAGTATCAAAACTTGAAAAATCCTCATCAAAAACATTGGCTTCATCATCCAAAACTAAATAGTCATAAAGTTCAGACCACTGTTTCGAACCTGCATTCATCTGACCAAAACATTCACTCAAAGAAGGTTT